CCACCAACAGATCCAGTTAACCAAGACTTCATTCTACGGTCATCAGTTTGAGAAGCTCTATATCGGATATGACAAAATGGTCGTCTGATATTTGTTCCTAATACTTGATCGTAAACAGTTGAAGTTCCAGCTGGTACTAATACACCTTCAATTGAGTTAACCCCATTGATTGCTCCACGAGTAGATGCATCATTTAAGTATTTCCAATCTGTTTTGTAAAAGTCATAAGATCCTCTACGGAATCCAGTGAATCCTAAGTTTAAAGCCATTTCAGAAGAGTTCTCGAATAAACCGTAAGCGGTTCCTCCTTGTGCTCCTCCAGAAATTGCAGCTAGCATATCATCAAAGTCCAAAGAAGTTTGACGTTGTAAAAACAACATGTTCTCTTCAATAGCCCCTTGAGTATCTAGGTTTTTAAGGATAGCGTCAAATTCAGTTAATCCTGCAGCAGCTGTAAATCCTGTCTCTACATTTCCTCTAGCTTGGATAGCAGCAAATAAACCTTGCGTTCCTGGCTGAGTTAATGGATTTAAAGCAGATGCATTTAATTCACCTTCTACCATTGACATTTCTAAGTAGTCTTCAAAACGTAAGCGTGTTTCAGATTCAGCTTTCAAATACCAAAGGTATCCGTCAGTTCCATCTTCAGTCGCTACATTCACCCATCCGATCTGTGCAGTATCTGATCCAGATACAACATACTGATCTCTAATGATGATTGGTGAGTTTGAAAATTGTGTTAGTACAGGATCAATACTGTTTCTTACAGCAGAGTTACCCGCTCCAACAGCAGCAATTGTTGTTCCTTTAGAATAGTCAGATCCGTAAACGAATACTTTTAATCCCGCAGCAGCAAAGCCTTGAGCAGTTAAAGTAGTACCCGCGAAAGGTTGAATAGTAATTGTTCCGGCTGCGCCTAGTACAGATGCTGTAACAATACCTTTAGCTTCTAATCCAGTAGCTGGATCTAAAACAACAACCGTGTCATTTACAGAAATTACGTTCTGTACTCCCGCTACAGCCCCTGGGTTCAATGTAATAACAGATAATGTACCTGCTCCATTGGCCTGAGATGCTCCTGCGTAAGAAATGTGTAAACGGTTTTGTTCAGACCAAATAACTTGATCGGATGACATTGGCATTTCAGCGCCAACCATTTGTAAAAATCCAGATAACGTTCTGTTTCCATAACGCTCTACTTCTGCTTCGTAGATTTCTGGTAAATATTGCTGTGCAAAGTCAGCAAAGTTCCCTGGTACAGCTCCTGCTCCACCATTGTTGTTCCATTGTAAATAATTTGTCGCAAGTAATTGCGGCACTTGTGATGGGATTAAACTCCCAAACTGTGGTAATAAACTCATAGTTATTAGTTGTTAAACTTTTTAATTTTTAATTTTGATGAGTCCGCTCCAGAAACTGATTTTACTTTGTATGCTCCAAACTTGGCTCCGTCCATTGGCGCAGCTTGTCTTGCTCCCGTTGATGGATTTTTAGATTTAGATAGGATATCTCTAGTTGCGTCGGCTTTACCTTGCTCGTAGAAATGATTTGCCATTTTATCGGCATTTGCTCCAGCATATAATGCCTTGTGATACCCTGCGGTATCTTTAATCGCACCGTCTTCCCCAAGAAACTTCCCTATGAAGTTACTAATGTCTGACTGCTTTTCCGCTATTTGCGATGGGTTCTGTACGCTGTATTTAAACTTCTTGTCACCTAAACTGAAATCGAAACCTTCGAAATTTTCATTAAGTAACTCGTTTGTAACGGCTTTAAACTTTTCGTGCTTAGCTGCGTTTCTTTCCTGGTCCTCTTTATATCGATTAAAAAAGTCCGACGCTTTACTCTGATCCTCCGTAAGTGATGGCGACTTCAACTTGATGTCATCATAATACTTATCCTTGGTTTCATTTAAAAACGTACGGGCTTTTGCAACCTCTTCTTTATATGCGAGTTTTTTTCTACGGATATCTCGCTCCTCGTCTACGTCTTCGTCAAATGCAAAGTTGTCCTCGAGCATAAATTCGATTTCTTCTGCACTTAAATGCGACTTAGTGTTTTTGTAATACTCTTTTACTAATACATCACGATCTACATCGTCGTAATTGGTGTTTAATCTTACATAATCCTGTAAGGTACCTCCGGTTTCACGCATAAAGTCCACTAGCTTAGTTACATTTTCCGGTAACTCTGCAACTGGCGCGAGAGGCGTAGCAGGTGCTTCTGCTGGCTTTTCCGGCTTAGCAGGTTCACTGTCAACTACTTCTTTTATAACCCCGTCTACCTTTTCTTCTGCTTCCAATTCAACATCTGCTGAAGGGGTTTCTTCTGGCGCGGCAGGGGTGTCATTGGGTATTACTACCCGGGTTACATTGCTTGGGACATCAACTAGCGGCTCTTTATTTCTAGCAGCTATTTGCTCTTCCGTAAGCTTAGGTTTTGTTTGGATCTTAAAAGATCCTTCTGTTCTTTCACTCATGATATGATATTATATAATTAAAAAATACTTGTTTATTGTGGGAACACGTCGCCCATTCCCATTCCGCCCATGGCTTCTTGCCCTACATTTTCAAAATCTTTAGGCGTTCCATTGGTTTGTCTTTGCTCTATTAGCTGACTTTGCTGAGTCCCCTCCTTCTCTATTCTTTTAGCTTTTGCAGCATCTGCATTATCCTCCTTCGCCTTAGTTGCTTGTAAAGCGGCTTGAGCTAATTGCAAATCATACTGGAACTTAGTTGCCATTAATTCCTTTTTAATTTGCGCTTCAGTCTGCATCCTTTGCAATTCAAATTGCGATTTAGCTTGCTCTATAGCTACTTTTTCCGCTGTTAACGCTTGCTGTTTCTGCACTTCCGCCATAGCCGCTTTTTCGGACGCTTGCCCGTTTGCTTGCGCTTGCGCTTGTATGTTTTGTTGAACTAAAGCCTGCTCTCTTTTTTGTTTCTTTTTTCTTTTAACCTTTAGCATTTGATTAGCTAATTTAAGGTTTTTTATTGACTTAAGATCAATTGCATCCTCAATATCAATTTCTTTTGTTTGTAAGGATATTTGTATCGCTTGCTGTAATTCCGCTTTTTCTTCTTCGTCTGGTTCTAGCTCTAAAAATATACCAAAATCGTGCAAATTAAGTCTCTCTATTTCTTTCAATGTTTCTACATTAAATGTAGATATACTATTCATTAAAGAGTTTTTAGTAAGCGGAAAGCTTAACACGTCGGCTATTTTAAGCGAAATGTTTTCGCAAGTGCTTAGTGTTAACTGTATGCTAGCATTCTGTATATGTTTTGTAGCGGTATTTGAAGCATTGGCTGCCATCTTTTGCAATCCAACTAAAGAATTAGGGTCCGGCATAGCGCCGTCTCTTGCTTCGTTTAGTCCAGTTACATCTCTAATCATTTGCATGTTGTAATTATACGCTGTAATTAAAGATTGTATTTTACCGATTCCTGAAGAGCTGGATAATTCCTGTATAGGAACCTTGCCTCTATTCATATCCCCTTCTTGTGTCATTGATCTACCAACAACCGAACCTGTTTGGAAGTACATGTTTAATGCCTCCGCTGGATTATAATTTGTACCGTTACCTAGATCAACCTCCGCTAAGCCATCAATGTCTAAAAATATTCCGTCAGGAACCATCCTAGATAGCACCTGTTGTATTTTTAAATGTGTTAATTGTATTACGTCAGCAAAGCCTATACACTTGCTCACAAGTGATTGTATCACCCCTTTGTACATTCTTGGAGCAGCTATGGAATAACTCATCTCTACTCTAGTCGTATCCGCCATTGGGCGAGTCATGTTTTCGGCTAGTTTCCATTCTAGCATAATGTCCGTGCCTACAATTTTTGCACCTTGGTACAATACTTCAATTGACCTTGATACTCTCTCAAAGTTGTCATTTGGCGGGGGATCAAATTCGTTTGTTTTTTCAATAGCCTTTTCAAGACCGTTGTCTGTTTTCTTTATTTTAAACACCTGATCCGTATAAGTTTTATACTCGAAGTATAACACCTGCACGGCATTATAGTCGTAGTTTTCAAAACCTCGTATCATTCTACGGTTGCCTGGCATTTTTTGAATTCTTTCTAATTCCTCATTAGATATGCGAGGAAACTCTTTTTTAAGTTCAGGAATGGTTATAGATTTAACTTCACCTACGTAATATATATCCTCAAAGTTAGGATCTTCCGTATAAGACCATACGCAATAAGCTGGGTCTACATAATCCACCACTATGCCTTCTGCCGGGTTAAACGATGTTTTAGTTATACCTATCCCAATATTAACCAAATCCTGATTTACTCTAGCTCTGGTCAAATGATATTCGTTTGTAGCGAGTACTGTATTGATAGCCTCTTCTTCCGCTATTTCAATTGCAGGCTTATACTTCAGCTGCATGTGTAAGTCCCTTTCCTCCATGGAGTCCGGTAATTCTTCATCCGGAATACCTGTGGCACTTAAATCCATAGGAATTATTTCGCTTGCAACCTTTCTTGACTTTATGCTAACCATATCTCTTAGCAAATTTTGCGCATAGTCCGTTCTTTGTTTTAAAGATTCCGGATCCTGCGAATATGCCGATATGTCATATTGCTTTTGGGTAATACCATTAGCCACAATGTTTGAAAACTTTGATAGTATAGGTACTGGCTTCCAATCTAAATTTAAGTAAGATAAATCGCCGTTAATAGCCAATTCATCTTTATATTTTTGAACGCTTTGCTCTCCTCTAGCGTATAACCTAAGATTATGAAAGTTATTCCAGTTAGTTAGATATCTATTTGAACCCGCTCCCCCATAATTAAACCACTCTTGCTCAATAGCACGAGAAACCTGTAATCCGTATTCTAGCGTTGCTTTTTCAGCATCACTTACTACCTGATCAGGAAATGGACTATTAGTATTTGTACTTACATTCATCTATTGCATTATTTTTGAGGTGGTTCCTTTGTTGTCGTATTTCTTAAACCCTAAGGAATATTTTTTTGTTACTATAG